GAAATAAAGCAAATGCAATAGCGTATGCAACGGTATTATTTAAATAGTGACAGTTTAAATCTTTAAGTATTTCAAAGACCGGATATTTTTGTAGGTTTTCATTGCAGCGCTCATCATCAACACAGGTGTAAATAGGTTTGTCATGTTTAAGTAAAAGACTTTTCATGCCTTCAGTTTGACCGCCAGCATCATCACTATCTAAAAATCTATTAGGTGGGTCCATCATAAAAACACGATCGTGATAAATAACTGAAGCGACATTATTTATTGCCCATACTTCATCAAAATGTTGTCCGTGTGATTTAGCTAAATTGTATTCAAGCCAACTTGACCCCAACCCAACAATACCTATAGTTTTACCTTTTAGTTTTTTTATTGGTTTCATTAAGTAGTAGGCGACCTCAATGCGTCGTAACGATATTCGTCACGTCTACCTCTAGCTTCCGCTCTATTTTTAAGTCTTTCTATTTCTTGAACAAATCTATTTTCATAAAGTTGCAATAAATCTTGTTCGCCTTTTAAAAAAGTATAGGCCTCTACTAAAGACCCATAAAGCAAAGCATTTCTAGCATTAGTTGATAGCCACGTTCCAGTTGTATCTGTGACCAAACTATTTGGTTTGTGTAAATAAGTTAGCTCTACAGAATAATTTGCATCAGGAACTGGAGCGATAATTAAAGTGGAGCCAGCGTTAGACCCAGAAGAAAGTTCTTTATCTTGATCAGCGTAGTATTTTGGCAAACCACGTAGACTAGTATCAGAAATATCTTTGTTGTACTCTTGCATAAAACTAGAGTGTTTTTTTAATAAATAGTGATAGTCGTTATTAGAATCAATAACAGCTAAACTAAAACTTAAAATAAAATCTGTTGGACAAGTTAAAAATCTATTACCAGTGCTAACGTTACCTGCCACTATTTTTTTAAAATAATCTGATTGAACTAATTCAAATATCCTATCTTCTGTATTTTTTATAAAATCATCTAACGAAGCAACAAAAGTTGTCTCTGTGCTTTCACAAAAATTTTGAATTAAAGTTTTTAGTTCTGTTAAGGTCATGTCGTGATTGTAACATTTCCAATAGATGCTGTTAATTTATTTCCTATAATCATGGTGCCAATAGGGTCTTCAGTAGTAACTACTTTACCTTGTCCAACCTCAAAATCAGTATTGGGTCGAGGATCACGTAAAGCTTCAGGGTCAGCTGGTTTGTGCCTTGGTTGTAGTTGTGGATGTTTAGGATCGTACTGATCTGGTCCAACTAGTAGACCATCCCAAGTTTTTCGCATATCTTTTAGTCGATAGCGAAAACCTGATATATCGCAAATGCCGTAGGCGTTTTTATTAGAAGCAAAACTCATGCTTTCCTCTGTTTTCTAATGGCTTCTTTGCCTTTTTTAAAAATACTTACCACTTGATTTTTACCCATAACTTTAGCACGTTGTTCTCCTACTGTAAGTATTTGAATTTTTCGTGCAAAAGGTTTTTTAATCTTTTTTACTTTTGCTACCGTAGCTCTAGCATCTGCTGGTGTAGCAAATTTTATCTTTACTGTATCTTTTGGATTTTCGTCAGTATATAACCTGCGTCCTGAACCTTTTGGTTTTTTACCTGTACCTTTTTTTGGATCTCTTTTCTTCGGCATCACATAATAGTTCGACCAGGCAAGAACCTAGAACTAACGCTATCTATATCCTCAAAAGCTGCCCTATCAAACTCCTCATCATAAATTGATTTTAAAAGCTGTACTTTTTCTGGTGCTCGTTTCATTGCTAGATAATAAGCTAGTCCAGAAACCAAACACGGAATAAAACGAAAGACTACTTCCATATTATTAGTGTAATCTCCAACGTCTTGAATTCTAGTCAACGCATTATATTTAATTACGTCTGTAGAGTTTTCAGGTGTTGGAAATAGTTTTACTACGGGAGTAGTTTGTCTATCTAGAAAAAATTGTGTAGGTCTAGCTTGTTGTGTTTTTGTTGGAGTAAATAAATAATCAGAACGACTGATTCTTTCTAATTGAATATCAGTGCTGTTTCTAGTAATTACTGCTTCGGTCACATCAATAATATCTGTGCCTAAATTATAGTCACTAGTACCTTTTGTAGTGGTAAATGTTCTCTGTTCTATAGTCCACTGATTCAGGCCACGATTAGCCCAATCTGCCATCATTATGTTTAATGATCTTTTTGCAGAATCTAAATCGTAACCTGTTCTCAGTTCTAGACCGCAACGTTCGTAAGCTTCTTCAATTAATTCGTCGATGCTTAAATCAAACGCATTAGTTCCAGAGGTTGCCATATCTATGAGTAGTTTTTGTGTAAAACTAAAATAATTGAATAGGCGTCACCACTACTGGCACCAACTGTTGTGAAGTCTATGTCACCAGTTACGCCAGAACCTGCGTTATTAGGTATGCTACCAAACAAATCATAATACTCATCACCAGTGCTATCTGCTGGTAAAGGTATAGCAAGCACGTTTGTTGAAGCATCAAACTCGATGTCCACACCCATGCCTCTACATGCCCAGTAAATTCTAGCAATAGAAACCGAAGTGCAGGCGTTACCGGCACTATCTGCAGCTAATGCTGAAACATCTACTTTTTTAACAGAAGATTCACCAGAGCCATCTGATTCGTTAGTAAACTTCAAGACGGCAGTTTTGCCACCGTCTTGAATAGTTTGACTTGTTACTGTATCAGCCATGTTTTACTCCTGATTATGCGTCAGCAAATGGTGTAACTATAGTGCCTGAGCCTAAAATTATACCTTCGACAGCGTATTTAGCTGCAGCGATAGCAGTAACTTTAACAATACTACCAGCTAGTCCACCTTTAGTAGAACCATTCATAGTAATCACATCATTAGATGCACCAGAGATAAATGTTTTACCTGTAGCGTCATCTTTACCTGTGTATAGGCCACCAACAAATTTATCAGTACCATCAGTTAAGATGTCCATATCAGTTGCTGCTGTTTCTACTACAAAGAAGAAACTAGCTCCTAAATTGTTTAATTGATTAGGGTCATCATCCCTGCCAGGAGCAGTTGCTACAATACTAGGTAAAGTAAATTTACCATCAGCATCATTAGTCGTTAGAATCTTACCCGCATGTGCGTCCACTGTTAAAGTAGTGTCTGCAGTTAAACTGACCACGTTAGCGTTACCTGCAGTAATAATTCCTGCAAGTGATCTAATTGGTCCACTAAAAGTTGATTTTGCCATAATTCCCTCCACGAGAATAAGTTCTATCATCTTGGCTTGTCTGCTAGGTCAGTTGATAGAACAAGTTAAAATAATCCTAGTCACTAAATATTATACCAAAAAAAGAGAGGCGTATAGCCTCTCTTTTAAAAAGTTGCCGGCTTGAGTAAAAAACCACCGGCGGGGTTCTTAATTAAGTATGAACTTATGCTCCTGGAGAACCGAAGACACATCTTGGATCCGAGAATCCGAAGGAGTATCTTTCTCTAGCTTTGTAACGCACATTACCTGTGTCGAAGTCTGCTTCCATTGAAGTTCTGATAGGCGACCTCTCGAACATTTTAAATCCGTTTGGTGCATCAGTCTTAATGAAAAACGCGTCAGTGTCAGTTAAGTAGTGATTTACTACATAACCTTCAGGTACCATGCCCATGTTTCTGATAGCGTTAATATCGTTATCAGAAGTGTTCACTCTACCTGGTGACTCAAGCAATCTATCAGCTGTGAATTGTAGCTCTTTAGGGATAATTAATTTAGTCCCTTGTACTGCTACTTTTAATCCACGTTCGTCTACGAACGCCGCAATATCAATTAATGCTTGCTCAAGAGAAGTTTCGTTTAAGTCAGCTGAAGTAGAAAGCTCGTTGCTTAAATTACCACCACTAATAGTAGGGTGGTCAGTAGCACATAGCTCTTTACCATCACCGCCAGCGAAACTGCTGCTGAAGGCATTGTTTAAAACTGAGGCAGCTTTAATTTGCTTAGTTGTTGACATACTTCTAGCTAGCGCTCTTGTATATCTTGCAGACAATCTGTCGTACAAGTTATCTTCGATCGCTTCTTCAGTAATGCTAAACGCTAGCGCAACTGTTTCGTGACTGTAACGAGCAGTGAAAGACTCTTGAGCTGTGTCAAAAGCCACTCCTGATCCTTCAGACTTCACAGGTGCGACATCAAAACCAGACAACATTACTTCTTCTTCAAAAGCACGATCTGAGGTTTCTGTGTCGAAAATTTCGGCATGTTCATCCTCATATCTGTCGTACTCAAGACCAAAAAGTGCGTTCAATCCTGGTTCAAGCTCCTTAACTAATTGTGCTCTAGATATAGCCATTATTAAGTACCTGCTATTGGACCTCTGTAGGCGTGCTCATTAATCATGACTACCATGTTAGCGTGCGTACCTGCTACAGTCCCGTTTTTGTCATCGTCTGCGAAACCGACAACCTTCAATTGAAGGCCTTGGGTTGTTGCGAGAGTGCTTACGTCAAGTTCTCTGGAAGACAGTCCAGTAGTAGTGCTACCACTTGTACCAACAGAATCTGCGTTTTTACCAACAGCTGCTTGAGTAGTGGCAGTAGCTGAATCACCCTGCACTAAAAACAACATGTTTGGATCGTCGTAAATGTATACTTCAATATCACCTGAACTAGCAGTTGTACTAGCTACATAGTGATTTTTGTATACTGGACCGTCAGAAGACTGATAGAACACGCCATTAAATACACCAACGATATTAGCATCACTAACACCTGCTTGTTCAATATACCCAGCATTAAACTTCACTAAATCACCTTGAAAGATGGTAGTTCCGTAACCTGATGGATTGATTAAGTATTTACGGGCTTGTGGAATAGCATTAGATGGTGAAAACCCTTGGTAGGGTCTTAAACCAAATGCTGCATCTGTATTTGCCATTGTAACTTTTCCATATATAACAAATTAAAATTAAGAAATAAAATTGATGTTACTCGCCTCTATTTCCGCCAAATGTTACGCGACTTTGCCTACTCTTATTGATCGGCATGGCTGGATTTTCTTCCTTCATCAAATCATTATCTACTGATAACATTTGATCTCGGGTCTTTGCATTGAAGTATTCACTTCTTTCATCCACGGTTTCACGTGGAATCCTGCAAAGAATCAATCCGCCGACACCAATAACACCATCGTATCTGCCACTATCAAGAGCTGGATATTCAAAGTCAGGGTACTCATCGGCTCGAACTGGTTCCCACCCCTCACGGAGTCTGGCACTCATATTCTTGCGGTCATCATAACCTCTAACTTCGGTTCTAACCCATCTGTGGACATAGCCTTCAGGTGGTTGTGGTGCATCCAAGGCGGATGGGGGAGCCCAAGGTTTCCTTTGAGAATCC